TGTCTGAACTGCGGTCGATGGGCTATCCAGCCTCGAAGATCGACCAGATCGGCACGACCGACGATGCAAACGCGACCATGAACATGGAGCGCATCGAGCGGTACAGCTACGACGACGAGATGGCCTACATCACGGACAACGCGTCCGGCGATGAATCGCAGCGCATCGTCTGGGTGAGCGAGTGCTATATCCGCTGTGATCGGGACGGTGACGGGATCGCCGAGCTTCGTAAGGTCGTCATGGCTGGCAATCAGCTTTTGGACGATGAAGAAGTCGATTGCGCCCCGTTCATCTCGGTATGTGCAGTGCCGATGCCGCACAAGTTCTACGGTCTGTCCATCGCAGACCTCGGGATGCAGAGCCAGAAGACGAAGACGGAGATTCTTCGTGCTCAACTGGACAACATCTATCTTGAGGTCAACGGGCGTTACTTCGCTGTTGACGGTCAGGTCAACCTGGATGATCTGCTGACCTCTCGCCCTGGTGGGGTGGTGCGGATCAAGAATCAGGGTGCTGTGGGTCGGCTGGACCAGGGTAAGGCCAACCTGCAAGAGTCCGCCGCGATGATGGAATGGCAGGAGCAGAACCTGGAGCAGTCCACCGGCTGGACTCGGTACTCGCAGGGGAACGACTCCAAGGCGCTGAACCAGACCGCTACTGGTGTGCAGATCATCACGGACAAGGGTGACATGCGCGTTGACCTGATCGCGCGCAACATCGCCTCTGGGTTCCGCGAGCTGTTCCTGATGATCCAGAAGCTGGCAAGCCAGCACCAGAACAAGAAGACGGTCATCAACGTCAACGGTGAGTGGGTCGATGTTGATCCCCGCGAGTGGCGCAATCAGTTTGACCTGAACGTCAATGTGGGTCTCGGGATTGGCTCGAAGGATTCCCAGATCCAGAAGATGTTCGCCTTGGGTGACAAGCAGGCCCAGGCGCTGGCGATCGGTGTTGCCAACCCGCAGAACGTCTACAACCTGTGGTCCGACATCTCGAAGATGATGGGCAACAAGTCGCCAGATCGGTACTGGAACGACCCGACGAAGAACCCGCCCCCGCCTCGTCCTGATCCTGAGCAGGCCAAGATGCAAGGCCAGATGCAGATCGAGCAGGCCAAGCTCCAGGCTCAGATGCAGGGCAAACAGGCTGATCTGCAGGCTCAAGCCCAGATCGAGCAGATGAAGGCCCAGTACAAGGACCAGTGCGACCAGGCGCAGAGGAACCACGAAGCCCAGTTGGAGCAGATGCGCATGCAGATGCAGGCTGAGGTAGACGTGAATCGCCAGAGGTCTGAGGCTGAACAGCAGTCGCTGAAGATCCAGCAAGAGGCCCAACTGGCGCAGTTGCAGTCTCAGTTTGACGAGCAGCGCCACCAGCGGGAGATGGCCTTCGAGCAGTGGAAGTTCGAGAAGCAGCAGGAGCAGGAACGCTGGAAGGCTGAGTTGGATGCGTCCGTGAAGATTGAGAGCGCCAACATCTCCTCGAAGGCGAAGGTTGACAACGCTGCGACGCAGACCGCGACGAAAGAGATTGCGTCGGAGGTCACGCAGCCTCTGGATCTCACCCCGATCAATGACGCAGTGCAGAAGGTTCTGGAAGCCGCTGCAGAGATGCGCAAACCCCGCAAACGCACGCTTGTCCGTGGTCCAGACGGCAAGGCGACAGGATCTATTGAGGAATAAAGCATGTCAAAGACGAATACTTGGGAAAACGACCTCCTGCTTCTCGTGTTCAACAACACGGATGTGACCCTCATCGGGGATGCTGCTGGTCTGCAGAACAGTGCGACGGCGGGCAGTCTCTATCTGTCGCTGCACACGGCTGATCCTGGCGAGGCTGGCGACCAGACCACGAACGAGATCGCCTACACCAGCTATGCGCGGGTTGCGGTGGCGCGAAGTGGTGCGGGGTTCACGGTGACGGGCAATGCTGTTGCTCTGGCTGCTGCGGCCACTTTCCCTGCTGGCACGGGTGGCTCTGGGACGGCAACGCACTTCGGCATCGGGGCGTCCTCGTCTGGTGCTGGCAAGCTGCTGTACAAGGGCGCGCTCACGCCGAACGTTGTTTGCGGCTCTGGCGTCACTCCGCAGATCAACGCCGGCACGGTCGTCACCGAGGACTAAATGGCCGGCGCCGTCCGAGGTAGCTCGGTAGTTGGCGGTAGCGGCGTCACATCGCTGGCTACTGGCTCCTTCACCAGTGCCACTGGCGACACGATCGGGGTTTGGTTCAACTACGGGGTTTCCACAGACCCCACGAGCGTTACCGACAACTACGGCAACACCTTCACGCAGCGGACGAAGGTCTCGCGCGCTGGTGGCTTTACCGCCTTCCTGTACACCTGCGAGAACGCGACTGGTGGTGCCGGGCACGTTGTAACGCTGAACATCGGGTTTACTGAGTACCCAACGCTCGGGGCCGCTGCGATTCAAGGCGTTCTGACAAGCGGCGCGCTGGATGCGCTGGCGACGAGCGGGACGGATACCGCACAGCCTTGGACGCTGGCTACAGGGACGCTGGCCCAGGCTGATGAGATAGTTTTCGGCTTCCTTGGGTCGGATAGCGGCGATTCGACGAGTTCCTTCACCGAAGGCTCGGGCATGACCAAGCTCGGCCAGGTGACGGACTCGAACCTGTACTGGACAGGTGCGCTGGCGTATGTTGTGGTTGCTTCGACCGCGACCTACACGCAGTCTTGGACAAGTTCTGTCGGCGGCTCGAATTCGACGCAGATCATCGTTTCGTTCAAGGCTTCTGGCGGCGGCGGTGGCCCGACGACCACGACCGCTACGGCTGCTGCTGGTGTTGCCAGTGTTTCAGGGGTTGGTGCTTCCTCGGCGGCAACGTCAGGCAGTGCGGCGGGAAGTGCAACGGTTTCCGCTGCTGCAGCATCGACAGCGGCCACGACTGCCACGGCAGCGGCTGGATCTGCCACGGTCTCTGCAATTGGTGCGGCGGTGTTCATCGCCACTGCAACCCCTGCAAGCGGCGTTGCGACGGTATCCGGCGCAGCTCAATCGACTGCAGCGACGAGCGGTCAGGCGAGCGGGGTAGCGACTGTATCCGGTGCCGGTGCATCAAATGCGGCAACGTCTGGTCAAGCGGCTGGTGTTGCGACGGTCAGTGGTGCGGGGGCCAGTACTGCTGAAACGACTGCGACGCCTGCAGCAGGTTCGGCGACGGTCAGCGCTGTTGGTAGCTCGATAGATGCCGGGCAGACCACAGCGATACCCGCTGAGGGAGTTGCGACGGTCAGCGCGCAGGGTTCGAGCATCTCGGCAACCACTGCTGTGCCAGCCCAGGGCTCATCTGAGGTGTCTGCGACCACTCCGACGACGGGTGGTGGTGGATACGACGACGCCAAGAAGAAGATCCGCAAGCGCGTCAACGAGCTGAACAAGAAGATTCTGCAGGCCGAGGTGCTCGAAGAAGCGCAAGAGGCTGTACAGGTTGCTGTCACAAAGGCGAAGAGCGTCAAGAAGAGCGCGAATCAGGGATATGACGAGGACGAAGAAGAGGCGCTAATGCTGCTGCTATGACCCTGAACGAACAGATCTACAACGCCGATCAGGCCAAGTTGGTGCTGGAAAACGAAGCATTCCAGCGTGCCTTCGACGACATCAAACAGGAGTTGATCGAACAATGGACGAAATCGCCCGCAAGAGACCAGGACGGCCGAGAAAAGCTGTGGCTGATGCTCAAGCTGCTGGAAAAGGTGGAGATCTGCCTGAAGTCGTCCCTGGACTCGGGGAAGCTGGCGGTGAAGGAGCTGGAGTACCAGAAGTCCATCGCCGAGAGGGCCAAGGACTGGATTGGAGTGCGGTAGTTCGCCTGATCTTCGAGAAGCACGGTCGGGATCACCAAGTGGCGACCGTCTGGCACCCTGAAGCACAGGGCGAGACCCTGGAAACCAAGCTCGGCAACGTCCGAGTTCTGCAAGGCCCGGCTCAGTACCAACTGACCACGGGCGAAAAGATCGAGATTTAACCGTCCGCTCACCCGGGTTTTCAATTGGTGAGCAGCCCAGCGCAGTGATGCGTCGGCAAAGGAGAGCATGTGGACACGTCTACGACACCCACGGAGTTGAGCACAGACCAGGCAGCAGTAGCTTTCACGGAAGCGTTTGCACCTGAACCCGAGAAGGAGGAAGCCCCTCTGACTCAATCCGAGGCCGAACAGGCTGCGGAAACCCCTGCTGAGAACAATGCAGTAGAGGAGGGCGACGACGCCCCATCTGATCCTGATGTTGATGAGACTGTCACCGTCCTTGTTGACGGCAAGCCGGTCGAGTTGACGAAAGCTCAGATCGCCGAGAACGTGAAAGCGGGTCTTCGGCAGGCGGACTACACGAAGAAGACGACCGAACTGGCCGAGCAGCGTAAAGCCGCAGAAGCCGAGACGGCGAAGGCTCGTGAAGAACGCCAACAGTACGCGCAGAACCTTTCGAGGAACCAAGCGCTGCTGGAGGCATCGCTGCAAGAGCAGCAAAAGACAGACTGGCATGCGTTGCGTGAGTCG